GGTAGTGAAAAAAAGGGTCAATATACTGCTGCTATTAATGCTGAGTTCAGATCTGGTCAATTGGCAGGTCAGTATGTGGATAAAAAAGAAATAACACACAGCACCTTAGAGGGTATGACTAGAGATCAATTAGAAAGCAGGTTAAAAGAACTTGAGGATAAAGTTGGTGCTAACACCATTATTGTTCAAGGGGATAGCGATTAATCTAGTATTTCTACCTCGTACATTTCAACAATACAAGATTTAAGTATTAGATCTAAACCGCCGTAACCTTCGTCAGAGGTATAAGTATTACATAATTTTACAGATTCTTTGTCCTGGTGTATTAAATATCCAATACTGTAAGCCAAGATATATTTTTCTTTTTTTACTTCTTCTTCACTTTTCCAAGTAGAATCTCCAGTGTGGTCTTTCCACACTACGATGTATAATGGGTGCTTACTCGTTTTCATTTTCAAACACATCGGTTGTTAAAATCTTCTTAATAATTTCTATGTTTGCTAAAATATTTGATGGGTGTACTTCTATGTGTGTAACACCGTTTTCTTCGTGATGAATGATGTCCGGATCTTCTTTGTTTAGTAATTTTTTTGAATAAGCTTGGTAAAAAGCATTTTCTATTATTTTTTTGTTATGACGATCTAAACCCATGTAAAAATAATAAAATTTGTCTTCATCATTTTTGTTTGCTATGTCAAATAATGATATGGTTAAGTTGCCGTATTTATCCATTTCTTGTTTCATAAATATAATTACATAGGAGTTCATAGGCTATGTCAATATCAAATTTCCCGATGGGGAAAACACCCCTTGGTGTAAAAATATTGATAAAACCAGGTTCCGGCCCGTGCTGGCAACCTCCGTTTGTCAAGCCTTTTAAATAAAAACTTGTAAATAAGTCAAAATTTGCTATTATTAATATTCAAATCACAACATTGGGAGAAAAATATGGGTTTCGATTTAGAAGGACTAAGTCCAAAATTAAAAAAGGGGACAGTTTTACCAGTTGCTCCAGATTGGGATAAATGTACTGACGAAGAAAAATCAAAATATTGGGAAGAGTTTCATAAAGTTTCCGAAGAAAATAAAGGGGTTTATTTCCGTAGTAACATCTGGTGGTGGCACGTCATGGTAGATTATGTCTATAATTTTACAGGGGAAATACCTGAAAAAGATTATGATGCTTGGCATTTCAATGACGGTCATAAAGTTGATGAAGAGAGGGCGCTTCGTATAGCTGACACTCTTGAGATACTTATTGAAAAAGGACACGCAAAAGAGCATGAAAAAATGGTCAGGGCAGGAGTTGAAAAAGCTACAAAAAATAATTTAGAACTAGGAAAAAAAATTATTGCTTTGCAAAAACAAGTTGAGGAACAGACCGGTAAAAAGGAGTTGTCTCCAGATGATTACCCAAAAGAGTTTAAGGCAATGTGGAACGAGTTAATGAATGAGTTCGATGTGTTTGGGGCTAGCCGGTTTAGTGAGGAGTTTTTAAAAACATTTGTGGTGTTTTGTAAAAATTCCGGTGGATTTAAAATTTTATAAGGGGGAAATGATGAGTAAAATATTCGCAAACGATTTGGCATTTGATACATACAAAAAACTTTCAAGTTTTTTAAAGAAAAATCCGGAACTGGCAAAGGGCGACCCAGATAGAGATGCCATGCTAATAGTTGGTAATATCTGCATGGATAACGATAAACTTAACGAATTATTAAGCGTTATAGAAAGGGGGAATGATGAGTGAAGATAATACATATAATGGCTGGCATAATTACGCAACATGGCGTGTAAGCCTAGAAATATTTGATGGCATGGAGATAGATGAGCCGTGGAGTTGGGAGAGGTGTAGAGATTATGCTGAAGAAATATTAGAAAACGAGTCCGACGGTAGCAATACATTAGTTTTGAGTTATGCCTTTGCATTTATCAATGATGTGGCATGGGGTGAAATTTCTAAATATTTAAACGAACGATTAGAGGGGTGCATATAAAGTGAGGTTTTGTCTCTGGCGTGGGAACTTGAAAGTACAGGAAAGGAGAGCGCCGAGACATTTTTTAATATAGGTGTAATTTATAAAAAAGTGTGTTAACTTATTAAAGTAGTAATATCCTCGAGCAATAAAATATGCTCAACTTTTCCCCCACACCTGTGGGGGTTTTTTTTAAAATGAAGTTATCAGAGACTAAAATTTGGCAAAGACTTAACCAGATTCAGAAGCAACATAAACAATGGTTTTTGATACGTATCGAATCCTCTACAATCAACGGAATTCCTGATGTTTATGCGTGTATTAGCGGGTCGTGTTTTTGGCTTGAATTAAAGTGCAATGAGGTTAAGAACAGGGGGCTTTCTAAATATCAAATTAACTGGCATATTAAACATAGGCAATCTGGTGGATTATCATTTATTCTCAATTACCATGCCTCGAAGAGCGCTCTCGAACTTCTAGAGGTTCGTGATTCGAGGGTCGTGCATCTAGTTGAAGAATCTCCCGTTACCAAAAACACCTTTAACAAAAAATTAGAGTTAACAGTTTCCAGCACCGCGCTCCGTTCCGGAATTTTAAAAAAGCAAGATACATAAATCATCTTTCCAGCTACTTGGCTCTCGGCACTTGGTTTGCTCGTTTGCCAGTAGCCCAGTAACGAAATTCCCGATGACAAAAACACCTTTTTTTGTGGTTTAATGTATAACTTTCCAGCTCCCGAACCTCCGGAGTTCGCACTCTTGGTGCTGTTTTAGTGGGGTTTTGGTTGGTAAGACAATTTCCCGATGGGGAAAACACCCTTTTTTTTAAAAAACCCTTAAAAAGCCATCACGGTCCGGATCTGGTTTGGGGGTTTGTCAATTTTTTATTGACACTTGGTACAAAAAAGCAGAAAATAATAGAGTAAGTTAAACAACATTGGGGAAATTATGAATAAAAGTGAATTAAAAGGGTTTGATACCTATGAAGAGCTAAAAGTTGCTGAATATTTAGTAGAGGATAGCGATGTTTTTTACTGGATTGAAAGTTTAATGAAGGAGTATTCATTTAATGTGATCGCAAATATTGTTGGGGGTGTGAATTTACGCACTAAAGAAGACAATATATTGGTAACTGCAGAAATATTAAGGAAACTTTTAAACTCTAATTATTCCAAAGTGTTTATTTAGTGGAAATCTTATTGGTGCTAGCCCTCGGGCTAGCATTCCCACGTTATTTTATCTTTATTTTAATACTTGGTACTCTCATTTTCGGCATTTTTTGGGGGTAGTAGACTACCTGTTTAATTTTTAAATCGCTATATGGCTAAATAAGAGCGAAGAATTTCCCGACAACCCCAACACTTTTCTATTATTTTGAAGATCTAAAATTCCTGCTCGGGGATCGGGAAACACGGTTGGTGTTCTTGGTTGAGTGTTCTTGGTTTATGATTTTCCCGATGACGAAAACACCCCCCTGATGCGTGTGCCTGAAAACAATTTTCCAGCACCTCCGGAACGGCATTTTTCAAGTCAATTTTTTTTTAAAATAAGGTCAATTAATACTTGCAATTAATAGGCATAGGCTCATAATAAGAGAGTAATATAATTTTAATCAACATTGGGAGAATAAAATGCCAAATGACAACGGTAATGACAACGTAACTAGTCTAGTTGCATACTTAAATAAAAACATTAGCCCTCAACAAAGGCAAGAGTTACAAGAAAAAGGAATAGAAATATTCAAAGATAAACAAATAGACTATAAGATATTATGTGCATTATATGAAGACATAATTTTACAGTCATTAATCAAGTACGATAATTCAACACAATCTAAAGAAATAATTAATGAGTTAAATATTTCAGTAGCACCATTAAGAGAGAAACTATTAAATCTTTTTGATAGCATTGACTAATTGTTAGTGCTATCTCCCACCATTTAAAAGGCTCATTCGTGAGCCTTTTTTCATTTCTAGTTAAACAATTTCCCGTCAACCAAAACACCCCGTAGCAAAACGCCGACAGTAAAAGCGCAAGTTACATAGATGCACATACTAGCAAAAACTCTAGTTATCATTATAATGAAGTAATGCAAACAGAATTAATGACGACAGAGCAATTAAGGCTCCAAGTTGAAAAGCTTTGGATACAACATATTAAACTTTGTCAGGATAATTTTCTGGCATTTGTTCAAGAGGTTTGGCCCGATTTTATTTGTAGAAAATCAAAAGATCCGAGTAAGTGGGGACATCATCAAATTATTGCTAAAGAATTTACTGAAATAGCTGCCTTACGAAAAGGGAGGCTCATTATCAACATGCCCCCTAGACACACCAAATCTGAATTTGCTTCTGTTTATTTTCCAGCATGGATCATCGGTAAGTTCCCTAAATTAAAAATTATGCAGGTGTCTCACAATACCGAACTTGCAGCAAGGTTCGGAGCTAAGGTTCGTAACATTATTGATTCACCAGAGTACAAACAAATTTTTGGTGATGTAAAGTTACGTGAGGACTCCAAGGCAAAAGGTAGATGGGAAACGAATCAAGGTGGTGAATATTACGCCGCGGGTGTTGGTTCGTCCATCACGGGTCGTGGTGCGGATTTACTGATTATTGATGACCCACACACGGAACAAGACTCTATGTCGGACAGTGCGATGGAGAAGGCTTATGAATGGTACACTTCAGGACCCCGACAACGTTTGCAACCAGGAGGCTCAATACTGGTGGTCATGACTCGTTGGGCGGAGGACGATTTGACGGGTAGATTACTTAAGGCTCAAACCGAACCTAAAGCAGACACATGGAAACAAGTATCTTTTCCCGCGATTCTCGACTCAGGGAACCCAGTGTGGCCTGAGTATTGGGAACTAGAGGAACTTGAAAAAATTAAAGCCTCAATTCCAATTCGAAACTGGTCGGCACAATACATGCAAGAACCCACAAGTGAGGAAGGTGCAATTCTCAAACGAGAGTGGTGGCAACCGTGGGATAAACCAGGCATACCTAATTTAATGCACGTTATTCAAAGCTATGATACGGCGTTTTCTAAAAAAGAA